CTACTCCAATTCTTCCTCCGTTGGAAATTGAAAGACACCTCCAATAACAGCTTTCATCATTTTATCGTTCGGAATATAAATAGCTTTTTCTTTGTCGAACATCGCCATATTACGGCATGCATATGCATATTGCAGGTCTTCCATCGCTTTCTTGGCTTTTTCTTCCGAATTGTATTCAGCCATTTTAGTTCCTGCCGTCGTAGAGCTGTTATGGCAATAAATCGCCGCATTCTCAACATCTTTGTATTTCCCAACCGCCATAGAAAAAGAACTGATCTCATAAGGCACATCAATTGTGCCGTCCTGTGATATAACTCTCATATTGTATTCCTTTCCTTGTGTTTTGCTTTTCTTCCCATATTCTTAATAATTCGGGAAACATATGACTGTGACAATTTCATCTCTTTAGAGATTTCGCATTGCGTCTTGTTTTCTACAAAGAACATTATGAAAATATGCTTTTCTCTCAAATTCAGCGTTCCAAAAATCTGTTGAACAAGCATAGAATTTACCACATCTTTCTCGTAATCCCTAGCGTCTGCTATCAGCTCGGCATATGGAACACTTTCGCCATTTCCTATGTCTACATTATCATCCAGAGAAATCGCTGCTTTTACCGACTTTTTTCTCTTTCTGAATGACATAAGCAATTCATTTCGCACAATAGGAAAAGCATAGGTTGAAAATTTATACCCTTTGGAAGAATCAAATGTATTAATAGCCTTTAGCAATCCAACAATTCCGGTTTGAAACATATCTTCATCATCCACTGGAATACTTAAATTTTGCATGACAGAGAAAACAATCCCATAGTTGGCAAGAATCATTTGCTCCTTTGCATACTCCGAATGATATGTATTCCATAATTGCAATGCTCCCTGCTTACTCAATTCAGGCTTTGGAAGATTCATGCGTCCACCTCTAATCTTTCATGAAATCCGGTAAATTTTCGTCATTCTCTGTCGGCTCAACAACTTCCGCTTCAACTGCTGCACTCTCAACTTCCTTTGCTTCTGCATCTGCAACAATGAAGTCCTCTGAATTGGCATTTTCGGCAATCTCTTCCTGCGTCTGCTGATATGTTTCATCCATCTGTATAAGTGACTGTGTAGCCATAGCGTTAAGGTCTTTCGGATGCTTCTTGATTGCATTGTTGCGCATCTTACGGACAATCATAGCTTCGGAAGTTTCTCTCCACGCCGCGCTCATATAAGGTCTTGCCACTTCACAAGCAAGCATTTCTTCCAATGTCTTGCATCCGAGAAGTGCACTGATAATCTCGTCCTTTTTAGCCTTAATTTCAGCCTTTTGCTTGTCGTTCGCCTTGCGCTTATTCTCACAGATGCCAAATGTTTCATTCAAAAGATTGTTGCGCACATGAGCCAAAAGGTTTCCTTTTACACCTTCACGTTCCGCAATCATATATTCAATCTTTCCACCGTCCATCTCGACCGGATAAACAACGCGAATGACTTTCTGCGACAATCCCTTTTCTTCCCATTCCGGTGGTGTAATCTCAACGCCTTTATGTTTCGGGTATGTAAATTCATCTCCTTCTTTCACAAGCCATACCGGATAGACTTTTTTAACGCCAACGCCGAAGTTACGAAGAAGTGCATCGTTTCCGTCTCCCTCGATGCCCATTTCAACCTCTTTGTACCAATTTCCATTGGCATCCTGCTTATTTCTTAACTGGAAATAACACTCTCTCGGTACTGCATTTGCATTAAGTTTAAGGCTGGAAACCTGCCCGATAACCTGCCGCAAATTAGAACCATTCAGATTTTCCATAGCTGCCTTATTTGATGTAACAAGGTTGTAAATCGCACTCATTGATGCCATAACACACTGTTTTGAATAATCATCAAATACAAGACCATGTTCCTCGAAATCTCGCTCCATAAGTCCGGTATACTGGTTTGCGTAGAACGAAAGCCTTGTATTCATTTCCTGCTTAACTGCAACTTCCTGTTTCTTTGCTTCTGCCATAATTATTTTTCCTCGCTTTCCTAAATCTCATTAAATGCCTGTACTGTGAACAACTCATTTGCAGTTCTTTTATAAACGTCCCCATCTACTTTCACGATGTAATCTGTCCCCTCTTTCACAAGTTCAACCTTGCAAATTCCTCTTCCTGTACGAACTGTCTTTCTCTGTAAGATCATTTACTTTTCCTCGCTTTCTTCATATTTCTTCACAACCGCCACCTTATCAGCACCATAGGTTTCCACCCATTTCATATCCACCGATTCATCTGTGACTGTCAGCTTTGCACCTTTGGCATTTACGACTATATCTCCGGCTTTTACGGAATCCTCGGTCTTAAAAGTGTAACTGCGTGTGCTGTTTGGAAATTTTGCTTTGATATAATTCATTCTGACACCTCGCTTTCTAATTTTTGATGGTCTGATAGCATTTATCATGGTCGTTCCACTTAATAGGAATTGGTGCACCACAATCAATGCAATCCATATCAAACATTTCCTCATCCATATTGGTCATGTATCTTGAATGCTGTCCGCACTCGCAATTCGCATAAAGTGGTTTCAATGGTTCATCAAAAAGTGAATCATCTCCGCAATTCATGCAATGGATGCCTTTGCTCTCTTTCTTCAAGCAGAAACCTCTTATCGCTCCGCATTTCTTACATTTCCAATAGATGAATCCTTTATATGTCAATCCGTGATAAGTCTCTTCAACAGGTTCTTTATGCTGTGCCGGTATGTTACTCGGCACTACAGCATTCGGAATTTTTGGAAGCGAATCAAGCTCTAACTTTGGTTTCTCAATCTCAATTTCTTTTGTGGAATCAGAATGAAGATAGTCTACCAGCATGCTTGTAATCTTAGAGAAAAGTTCAACCGCTTTATCCCCGACATCAACAGAAATGTTCATTCCGTCTGTAGAAACTCTAATTTTCATTTACACACCCTCCACTTTCAACTGCTTGTCCTCTGAAACGCTCAAAAGAATTAACTGTGCATCCATATCTGGCACATTGAACTCATTCAGCGATTCCGCGTTATCAACAAAAATCGGTACGCTCACGCCGTATAACTCGCTAAGAGAACGGATAATATCAAGTCCGGCTACGATTCTGTGACCACTATTCAAAGTCGAATATGGTACACCATTTACAGTACACTCGCAGCAATCTTTCATGCCGCCATTTAACTGCATTTCAAAAAGTTTGAAATTAACCGTCTTGAAATGACTGTTGATGGATTCAGAAACCTTATTCAGCTTGAAACGAATGAACTCTTCCAAGAGGTAAAGCATCTGTTCCTGATCTGCAACTTTCTGTCCAATTTCTTTCTGTTCATCACGGAGCGTTTCGATACGATCATCAATCGCCACATTGTTAGCCACCTGTGCAATAGCCTTGTTCGCTTCGTCAAGCTGTGCTTGCAGATCGACTTTCTCCGCTTTCAAATCAGTAACAACCTTGTCTGCTCCCTCGGATTCCAACTTGGCAATATCAGCAAGAATCTTGTCATGCTCTGCTTTCAGCTTCACATATTCTTCATTCTGTGAATAATCAGCTTCTGCCGGGATCTCGGATAACTGCTTTGCATATTCATTCTGCTCTGCAAGTGCCTTTGATTCCTGCTCTTTGAGCGCCGCAATATCTTCCTGCAACTTAGTATTTTTCTTTGTTAATCGCTCAATTTCAGCCTTGCAAGTGTTACCTTTGGCAATCAAATCCTTAAGTTTTCCACCCTTTGCATCATCAAATGCCTTGCGCGCATCTTCTAACTGCTTTTCCGCGCGTGCCTTGGCATCCGCCTTTTTCTGCTCAAAATCAGCCTTTATCTGCTCAATCTTATCTTCTGGCAACTTCTGGCCGCATAAGGAACAAACCGTTGTAGATTCATCAAACGTCCACTTGGATTCATCAAACAAGTATGGTGTCTCGTCAAATGCCTTGGCTTTCTCGGCATTGTACTGTTCGCCCAGCTTCTTCCGCTTGGCATCCGCATCTGTGATAGTCTTGATATTTTCGTCAATCTGCTTTTCTTTCAAAGAAACTGTTGACTCAAGATGCTTTAATTCGTCTTTGCAACTGCACAGATCAGCGTCAATGCTATATCTCCGGTTGGATAATTCACAGTTCATAGTCTGTGTGATGCCGGACATATCGAATTGCAACTGCATTTCTTTACTACGAAGCCGATCAATCTCATTTCCGGCATTTTCCATACGATCATCAACTGCTTCAATCTTTCGCTCTAAATCAACCTTTAACAACTCCTGTTCTGCTGCATCCACATCAACCTTGGATTTCTCGGCTTCATCAATACGGACCGGGATTTCAGCCTGCTTTTTCTCCCATTCTGTAAGTGCTTTGGAAAACTTAGCACGAATATCATCTGTGGACGGTGCTTTTTCTAATTCTCCAATCAGCGGTGCATACTTGGCATCTGTCTTTGCCAACTCCACATCCGAAAAATCAGCAATAAGTTTCATAAGAATATCTCTCTGCTCTTTCCACTTCAAAGAAGAAAAATACTGTGGATTGGTCAGCATTTTAAACATATCCTCACTCTGCGCTAAGCCGGAAACATAGGCTTTGAAATCAGATTCACTCTTTGGATATCCGTCAATCTCAAATGAATTAACATTACCCTGTAACGTGACTGTATCGGTTCCACGCTTCTTAACCCAGTTCTGCTTCTGAACTTTGGAAAGCTCTACTTCCTTACCATCCACATCCAAAACAGCCACGACCTTAATCTCTACGTTATCAACGCGGTTTCCATCCTTATCCAACGGTCTGACATTGAACTTTTCCTCTCCGGCACTATTCTTGTTAAACAACAGCCATGTGAACGCATCAAAGATGGTTGTCTTTCCTGCCGCGTTCTGCCCTTTAATTTTTGTTTTTTCTGAAAAATTTACATCAAGGCTTTTAATTCCTTTGAAGTTTTCAATATGTAACGATTTTAAAATCATTTTCATTTTTCTCCACCCACTTCCTTTTCCTTATATTCTCTCTTGAAACTGTCAATGCAATGGTTGATATATCCACATCCTAAAATGTTGTTTACCGCATCTGCATCATAAAAAGTTGTTGCAGTTCCTGATTGAAAAATATCTGTTTTTTCAGTTCCAATAACATAATCGATAAGAAGATTGACTTTTGTTTTACATTCGACTAACTCCTCGTATTCATCTCTTGGAACACTCACATAATCCTTATTCTTCGCCATCTTCCAACACCTCGATTCTGCTTACAGATACCTCATAAACCGTTCTCTCTTCCTCTGAACCGTCTGGATATCGTTTCAAGTAGTTCCGGCTTTGAATTCGTCCATCAAATCTCACATGAGAACCAACCGGAATTTCGGATGCAAATTTTGCATTTCTTCCCCATGCAACGCATGGAATATAATCGGATTTTCCAGTATGTCTATAAACCGCAATGAATAGGTCTGAAATTTCCCTACCGTATGGAGTTTTTCTATAAGTCGGTTTTTTACACAAATATCCATTAAGGATAATCATGTTTGTATCTCCGCCATCTAATTCATTAAAGATTTCGATTTCATTCACAAAAACATATAAAGCTAATTTTCCATCTTCTGTATTACGAGAACGAAACTCTCCATTGATGAATACTGTCTTTCCCTCATATGTCTTGTTTTGTTCGATAACCCTATCGGATATTAGAACTGGAATTCTGTCTTCTGTACCGCTCAATCGAACTGTAGAAATCTCTGATTCACAAAATGATTCTCCCAAAAGCTCGTGGCTAAATGTAAATTCTTTTGTAATCTTTCCCATCAGCTCAACCCTATTATTTTTTAATTGTTCTATGTTCATAATTGATTTTCTCCTGTCCTTTCGGTATAATATAAATGCTATTGGGCATGGTAGGGCACTGCTCTCTATGCCTTTATCCTTTTGCGTCTACAATTTGAATATAGACATAATCACCATATTCAGCTATCCATTCGTTAACTCTGTTCTCATTATCCCGATACACATCTATGCTGCGTCCAAGCTGAATTGTGCCTTTTTCTGATTCCGGTACGCTGATTCCGTAACCGGTATCTGTGAATTGAAAGTATCCGATCAAATCTCCTACTTCGCCATCATCTCCAACCGCATACATAATGATCGTTTTGCCAAGCCATTCTTCTTTTCCTGCGACTGATAATCCCTCCACCGGATATTGACCATTCGCACACGGTTGCCCTGTCCATGTATAACAGGTTGCCCGAATCATTGTTGGTTCTCCATACGGATCAATGCTATGTACATCTGCTTTTGCAGAATTTCCACACAATACCGAGAACAGAAGCATTAACAGCATAGTTGCTATAAGTTTCTTCTTTCCTATCTTCACTCTTTCCCTCCGTTTCCCATAAATCCCATTACTTTGATTTCCTCTGGTGGTTCCGCAATCATTCCTGTAATTCTTCCGTCATTCAGCTCAATAGCTAATCCGGCTTTTTTGAGACATTTAATCATTGCGATGTCTGCATCATTCAAATCTGAACTGTTCATTTGCTTATCACTCCTTCCGCTTAACAACCAAAGTCATATGTTCCATCCGCAATTTCCTCATAATAGAAAGCAATGAAATCTGTCAGCAGGGCAATAAACTCTGAATTTGTCGGCTTGCCCTTTTCCGCTGAAACTGTATATCCAAAGATTTTATTTATTATCCCTAAATTGCCATTTTTCCAAGCAATTTCGATTGCATGCCGGATAGCTCTCTCTACCCTCGTCCATGTGTCATTGTTTTCTAACGCAATCTCAACATAAAGAGTTTTTGTGATACGATCGAGCTTACTTCTATCATCAAGCCCTTTTTCGATTGCACTTATCATGTATCTATGACCTTTAAGGCTATGTTTCACACCTATCTGATCTAAAGTCTTTCTTATTGCTATACTCTTTTGTCTATCCATAATTTTCTCCTTCATTTTTATATAGTGGAAAACAGTTTTTTAATTTGGGGTTTCAATCTCTTGATTTCAAACTTTTCCTCTGTTTTATCATCGATTATGTATTTACCTTCCTGATGCATTGTGCGAGGCTTAACTCCCTGTTCTTCCGTAAATTCAAGCAAAATATCTCTTCCGCCATGTAAGATGTGCATCTGATTGACTACTTCCATCCAACAGAGCATACATTTAATAATGTCCCAATTTTGATATTCCATAAGAAAATCTATCGCCTTATCTCCAATCACTTTATCGATTCCGAACTTTCTAATGTAATCCATAGTGTAAAAATAATCTTTGCACTGGTATTTTTCTCCATCAAATGTCTTTTCAATAGGGAACATATTCATAAACTCTCTCGGTGTCAATAATCCGATCATATCGTCAATCGCACTGATAATCCGAAACTCATTAACGATAAATTCCGGCTCTGCACTTTTAAACACATCAAAAGCTGTTGTAGATTTCAATTTTATTAGCAAAAACAGATCTTTTTTAAATTCATCCGGATAGGTTTCTTTCATTTCATGCATGCTCATATCGCTTTGAGAGTTTATTATTTCATCATATTTTCTTAAAAACGCTCTTTCGTAGTTAACGTGCCTTGGCTTAAAATCAATCAGCTTTTTCCCGTCCATAACATAAAAATCATGCACTTCTTTCGTCTCCTCTCATATTTATCAATCCTTTCCTACTCCGTATCTGATTGCCATTTCTTTTACGATGGCTGTATATCCCTCGATCAGTTTTTTGTCCTCTGCGATAATATCCACATAGGATAATTTATCTCTAGTCGATTTACAGATACCCTCGTCAGCCATTCTTCTACGCTTGTTTGTCAACCGCTGTTTCAGATTCACACCCATGCGTTTTGACAGCAGTTCATAGCTTTCGGCTCTCACTTGGCTGTATGCCTGTCCACCGCCAAGCTCCATGCTGATCTTGCGCAGGATGTTTCCAGTATCATCACGCCATGATGTTGTATCAAGCGCAACAACTTCCCGGATGCTCTCAACTCTCTGCTCCACATGGTTTATCTGCTCCGCCTGCCGCTTCTGTTCTAATTCCATTTTTGCTTGTTCATCAGCAATGGCATAAAACATCTGCATTTGCGGTGAGAGCTGTGAGCGGTTGATTGCCATTTCTTTTGCCTTGTCCTCTACGGTAATAAAATACTGTCGAGCAATCTTCCCTTTTGAAGAATGGGATTCCATAGACAAGTGTTTTGCAAAGTCCGTTGTAAGCCGGTAATCCTTGCAATTATTACCGTTCGACATGATGTCGAACCCCCACCAATCTTTGTTTTCCTCATAGAACTCATTGGATTCGATATTTGTTTTCGCCCATCTTGAAAACTGTCCTTGCGCTAGTTCCAAGAAATCATACAACGCTCTTGCTGTGGTCATTCCGTTTTCATCAACACCAAGCGCGATCTCAATTGGTGTTTGCATTTTGGTTGTTTCTAATTCGTTCATAAAATCTCCTTTCTGTGTTATAATCTATTAATCAATAATTGCTGGAGGTGGTAATTTGAAATACTTTCTTATTTGTGACTTCTCAACAATATCCTGCGATCGTTCAAAAGTAGCCAAGATTTTATCTGGAAATGAAATACTCTTTGAAAACCGCAATAATTTTTGCTGGGAGCTTGAAGTTCCTACTTCATTTGGAAATCCGTTTTGTGCTTCAAATTCAGAATCTATTCACGATCTTTTTCTGAACTATCTGAATAAGAACAGTTTTCTTCTGGTGGTAAAAGCAGATGAATATTATCCCAACGAAGATTAGGAAAATTCTTTCTGACCTCTCTGTCTACTTTTTCCGGATTCATCCAGTCCCGTAGGCAGAGAAACTGTTCCATTCCATCAAAAGTTTTAACCTCAACAATTCGGGCAAGTTTTTCCAGCCTTTGTTCCATTCCCTTAAAATATGAAGTTGGAGCAACAATTAGGTCGTTAGGCGTTCTTATTTCTTGCAATCTCCTCTCCTTTCCTACTCCAAGAAATACTCAATAGTAACTCCGAAGTAATCTGCAATCTTTTTCAGCTTGTCTACTTTCGGTTTGCTCCTTCCAGATTTCCAATCAGAAAAAACTGTTGGGGCAAGACCAATATCTTTCGCAACTCGATATGTAGTAATTCCTCTTGCTTTTACAAGTTGCTCAAACTTCTGGTACATCAAACTCCTCCTTTCTTGAAATTGGTTAGGATATTCTGTATAATTGTCTTAGCCTTATCAAAGGTAGAAAGTAGGTGTTGCCGCTTGAAAGCAATATTGAAACTGCCCTGTTCCTACATAATCACAATGCGTAAGGCTGTACTCTAAGCGGAACAAAAACCGCTAAAGTGAGTGGTGCACCATAGAGGTCTTTTGTTGCTTTAGGACAGGTGTCATAACTTCTGCAAGTTGTGTAGAGAAACACATAATAATTCACCGATCAGAAACAATGTCCAAGCACAGAGAAGTGCAGTCCTAACGGAGAATAACCGCGGCTTTGGGTTATGACAAACTTCGGTGCGTGTAGGTAAACAAATTTTGAAGGATGGCTTTGTGCGAACATACGAAAGTGTGTTAAAGTAACCGCGCAAAGTCTTTTCTTTACAAAATACCCTAACTTTCTATTGAAATCATTAAGGAAATCCGTTATAATTCTCTTTGGCGAAAAGAACTAATCAGAGAAATATTAAAGAACCGTTTCCTCTTATTAAGGTTTTCCTTAATTTAAGGTTAGTTTATTATACTTTTCTTTAATTGTCAAGTGGATTTTTACGGTTTTCTTTAATATTGTTTAAGAGGTAAAATAATGTATGAAATTTATCAAAAACTACTTGATGAAAAAGGATTGAAAAATGCCGATATTTCAAGAGCAACTGGCATAGCAAATATGACTTTATCAGATTGGAAAAATGGGAAAAGTACGCCTAAACAAGATAAATTAATGAAAATTGCTGATTATTTTGGCGTTAGCTTAAATTATCTTATGACTGGTTCTGATAGTAAATATTCAGATGCCGATGCTTTACTGGATGTTCGTATTTCAGAAGATGCAGAACTAAAAGAAGCCATCAAGAAATACTACTCTCTTGATGACTGTAAGAAAAAACATATACTTGAATTAATTAATTTACTTAGCGAGGAATAAACAATGATTACAAATGAAAACGACTTTTTAGGTCTTCTTATTTCATGTGCCGATGAAAATCACAATTGCGATGTATTTGAAGTGATAAGCGAATCTGGAATGTCAGATATTGATTGTCTTCCTTTTATGAAATCTCTTCAAGAAAAAGGATTAACAGAGACATTAGATATGGAAACAATTCACATATATCCAAAAGCTTACGACATTTATGTACCCAAAGCAGCAGAATTGCAGGAATCAATTGTTAAGGCATCCAAATTCACGATAAAATCTCTCTTTAATATCATCGTTGGAATTATCGTTGCTGTGATTTCCGGATTTATTATCTATCATTTCGGCTGGCAGTAACCCCAATACTTTCAAAACAAGAATTATTGCGTGAACAGGCACATCATCAAATGTACCTGTTTTTATCATTGTGTTTATGCACATTAAATCAAATAATTGTTTTTCAGATAATCTTATGCCAATATTTGAATATCCAGAAATACTTGTATCTATACTTTTTTCTTTGTCAGACATTTAAACACCTCACATACTTTTTGCTATTTTTTTCGAAACAAATATATAAAAATATCGCAGTATCCTATTGTCATCTATATCGTCGAATAATTTTCGTAATTCTTCTCGATATTCCTCATTTGTCATTTCAATATCTTTTGTACTTTCATGCATAATATAATTTTTCGCTCCTTTCTCTCCCACAAAAGTTATAATCATATTACCACAATTGCAGGAGAATAGAAGAGTTTTTGTAAATATTTCCACAAACGTGGAAATTATTTATATGGGGAGTCAAATAAATCTGTAATTTTCACATCAAGGGCCTTTGCTATATCCTCCATCTGCGTCATCCTTGGCGATCGTTTCCCCGTCTCATAATTATGTAATGCGCCATGACTAATACCTGTTTTTTGTTCCAATTGCTCTAATCCCCAGTTCTTTTTTGTCCTTTGTTCCCAAATCCTCATTTTCATATACTTATATTTTATATCCCTAATGGAAAAAATCTACTGGTAATATCTGGAAGTATTGCAATATCCTCATATTTGTGCGATAATTCAACTGTTATATATGGGGAGTGCGAGTTTTGAAATCTTATAAGTGCTCTTCCCCATAAAATTATATTTTAATTCAAAGAAAGGATAATTATTATGGAGAACGAAAAGAAAAAAAGCAAAAAGAAATGGATTATCATAGCCATCATTATCGTACTGGCTATCATAGGAATCGTTTCATGCGGTGGAGATGATGAATCAGGTACCGTTTCAAACAACGAATCTAGCAAAGATTCATCTAACAAGAAATCCGATAATACGGATAAACTCAAGGATTCCGATTTTGAAGTTACTGAATATCGTTACGGCGAAGGAAATGATAACACATATATATTGAAAGTCCAAAACAACTCTAAAAAGACCGTAGATATAGAAGCAGAAGTAACTGCATTGGATGAAAATGGCGAAGCCTTATCTGTCGCAAGTGATGACATTTATACATTGGAACCAGGAAAAGCATCTGTAATGGAATTCTATTTTAATGACGGAACTCCTGCCAAATTTGAATACAACATTGATTATTCAAAATCATCACATGAATCAAAAGTATCTAATTTGGATATTTCAGAAACACAAAATAACAAAAATGTTGTTATAAAATGTACTAACACATCAAATGAGTCCGTTTCATACCCAGAGGTCGCAATTTTATTTTTTAAAGGCGATACACTTGTACAATACGATATGAGCTTCTTCCTTCCTGATACTGATGATGAATTGAAACCTGGAAAATCAAAGTCCGTTGAGCTTGAATGTGACGAGGATTTTGACAGATATGAAACTTTCTATACCGCATGGTAAATATAAAACCTTTATGACTTACATTTAAAGGACCGCGTTTTGCGGTCCTTTCTGTTATTTAATACCCAAGGCTCGCCCATGTTTTCGGTCCACAGACTCCATCCACTTTTAATCCTTTATAAGACTGCCATCTCCTTAAGATTTTCTCGGTGATTGCTCCAAAATCTCCGTCTGCTGCTAAGTATTTTTTCTTACCGTTAATCTCACAGGACTTAAACTTCTGGGCAAGCAATGCCTGCTGCAACTTTCTGACTGTGTCCCCTTTGCTGCCTCTTCGGATCGTCGGCAGCTCTGTATTTTCTCTTGCTGCCTGTACCGGCTGAACAGTAGCACATGGAGTCTTGTATAATCTCTGCTCCTCTTCTCTACGTCTTACCAGTCCGTTCAATTTCTTTCCATTGGCTTTATTGTAGAGAACAATTTTATCTCCAATCTGCTCTGTGCTTCTACCCTTGCAGAGTGTTTTTAAGTTGCCTGCTCCGCAGTTATATGTAAAGGACACCAGAGCATCGAACTGATTCTGATTAAAGCCTTTTCCAATCGCATTGACCGCTTTCTCGGCACCTGCCACATCTTCACGCAGATAGGCTTCTGCCTGTGCCTGTGTGATCTTCTGTCCTTTCTTCACGCCTTTCGTGTGTCCATACCCGATCGTCAACTTTCCTGCCGGGCAAACATATGCCGTTAACCGACATCCCTCATATTTTTTGATAATTGCCAATCCTTTTTCTGATACCTTCATTACTGTTCCTCCTTGTCTCTTAACTGGATCAATACCTCTTTCAACTTTTCCGGAATCGGAATAAACTCCGCTGCATTTTCTAACAGGCTGATGGCTTCGTTACACACATAGAATGTGATCACAATTTCTCTAAGTGCCACTGCATGATTTAAAAACTTCTGGATCTCAAATGCGACCGCAATGATGATAAACATCAGGATTTTTTTCAAAAGTCCCTTATAACCCACCTCTGAACTAAGCTGTTTTAAATAAACTGCTTTAATAAGTCCGGTCACATAGTCAGCCACTGCTAAAAACACGATGGTCTTTAACAGCACATCCCAACCTCCAAGGAAATATGCCAGCAGACCTCCTAAGATTCCACCACATACGCTGATAAAGTTGAATAATTTTGCCATTTTAACACTTCCTTTCTTCTTTTTATGCAAAAACGCCCTGTATCTTCTGATACAAGGCGCTTAGTCTCTAATCTGTGATTGCTGCTCTTAATTCTTCTTTCTCTGCATCCGTCAGCTTGGGATAACCGGCTAAGATATCCTCAAGCTCTTCGCCCTCTGCCATTCTCCGGCGGATGACACGGAGCATGATGTTTTTAGCTGAATTGCTCATTACGCTTCACCCCCTAATAACTCTGCTATTACCTCGTCCTGTTCTGCCTGTGTCTGTTCAAGGCTTTCTAAACGAATTTCTGTGTCTGATTTAATGTGCATAGTTACCATAGTGCTGCCGTCCTCATAGACGGTTGCAGATACAAAAGACAGATTCTTGTATGTACCGTAAATTTCCTTATCCTCGCCCGCCACGGTAAGCTCTGTGACCTGACGAAAGGCTTTCTCCATGTCTGCTACGGCTTGTCCTTCCATCGAAAATGTGATGCTGTCAACTCCTGTGACTACTGCTTTGCAGGCGTACTCTGCACCGTTTGCTTTAACAAATTCCATGATTTCTACCTCCTATTTTCTGATTCCATAAATTTTATATGGAATACTATTGTTATTATTAATTCCTAAAGAACCGCCAGACATGACACTTCTATGTTGGCAGCCATAAACATAGATGGATGATACATATAATTTGCGATTTCCAATATCTTCCACCGTACGCTCGACTTTGACCTCTCTAAATGCTATATAAACATTATTTTCAGGTGTTGTTAAATTTAAAAACTGCGTTAAATAACAGAGTGCACCGTTATAATTTCTTATCCCGACAAGCTGGCCTTGACCGTACATGATAATAAAAGCATCATATAATTCGTTATCAAAATTCCGAACACTAACAAGACTCTGCCTTGTAAGTGCATTATCTGGTTTGACAAAATTACTGCCATTATTACTCCAAAGCAGGTCGATTTTAGAACTAAAATTCTCTATTTTATTTGCCAATGTTCCAGCAATGCTCGCATTTTTTTCGGTAACCGGTAGTGCCAATCCGGTGCTGTCCGTGACCGCGGATGAGTTTGATAGCTTAACATGACCTGCTTTTGCAGATGTTGCATTTATATTTATATGATTGACTAATGTGCTTATAGCTTTTGCAATCTTTCCAAAAAATGTTTTTCTTGTTTCTCCACTTTCGATTTCAGTTAATTCCGTCTGCTCTGTATAATCTGTTTTGAGAACCATCTTTGCATTTGAATCTACGCCAATATCTTCACTGGCTTTTACTACTCCATTGATATCTTCTGTTGCAATCGGTACGGAACTGCCCCCTCTTACAAGCAATTTCCAATATTCACTGTCATCTGTCGGTGTGTTACCTGTTGTTGTCTTGAGTGCGGCATATGAATTCCCGTCATATACGACCGTATCTAAGTATTCATATGTGACTGTATTGTTATAAGCCCCTTTAGGGGTAAACGCTACTTTTCCTGCATCATTCATTAAACAGTTACCTCCCATAATAAGTGTCCTGCCTCATTTACTGAAAAATCAAACCGACCGCCTTGATACTTTAAGTGTCCAGTCGTAAAATCAATTGTAAATTGCGGAACATTCTGCGATATTGCTTCATCAATACGATTTACAATCTCGTCACTTGCCGATTCTGCCTGTGTTGCATATGCCTGTGCTGTTTGACTACTTGCTTGTGACTTCTCACTGTAATACTTGCTGTTATCTATATCTTCGCCTGCTCTTGAATCCGTTCCGCCAATTGCGTAACTTTTAGCTTCTGTCGCACTTGCCAAAGCACTATTCTTAGATAATAAAGCACTATTCACATATCCCTGCATCTGTGGCAGATAAGTGTTTACACAGTCATTCTTTATCTGAATCACTGTATTTGCATTTGTACTTGTTTCTTCTGCAAGTGATTCGATTTGGTCGAGAAGCACATTAAATTCTTCCATGTATTCATCTCGAATATCCTTAGTCGCATCTTTTATTTGTGCTTTAAAATCCTCATAGGTGCCCATACGTTTCACAACGCCTGCTTTAAAACACATCCATACGATCTGATTGTTTGTATCGGTATCAATAGAAACCGCCCATTCACCGGGTAGCATCTTAGTTGGGTCAAAATCATCCTTTACTCCCCTTCGTACTTGAATTGCCATTCTCGCTCTCCTTTGCTAAATCAACGTGTAGTCAAATCTAAAGTGTATGTCCGTGCCATTTGTGTTTTCATATTTTTCACCACAATTTCTCATAAGCAACACTCCTTCTTTATTTAGCCTTATATAAATGACCCTTGTCCCAATCACGGCAATTGTTTGCACGCTGTCGTGTTTCGGCAAATAGCCGCTTGGTATTGGCATTGTTTCCATAGCGGAATTAGCAAGGTCGTATTCTATTTTTTGTCCTGCTTCTAAAGATTTTAGATTTATCTTACCTGTAATTTCTATAAACGCGCCAGATGCTCTTACCGTTCCACTTACAACATAATTTCTTACATCTACTACGGTGTATCCTGCTTCTGTGGTATATGTCCCCTTTGTTGTAGCAAAATCCAGACTTGTGTAGTCCAGTTTTCTGATTACCGCGCATTCAAAACCTGTTAACAGCGGAAAGAACAGCGGTCTTCCCTGTTGCGATGTTTCTAAAAAAACTTCTCCGTCCGGTGTTAAGAACTGATATTGTGAGTCTTCTGTTGCGTATTGATAGCGGATGACCGGCTTATCTACTCCCTGCATCGTATTTCTAAGATATATTTTATCCATTCCTACCAGTTTTCCAGTAACTTCAATGTTTCCACTCTGTGCTACCTTGAAATTTTCTGTTTCAATAATAATCCCATTCTTACTAATCTTAAAAATTGTATTATTGCTGGCGTCGCACACAGTTATTGTACCATCTTGATTTCTATATGCCCCGCCAATCAGCATACTACCCGCATTAATCCAGTCAGCATTAATTCCGATAGCATTTAATACACTCACTACCGCATTCCCCTGTGAATCAATTCCGGCATTCCACGTCTGTCCACCATCTGTAGATACTGCAAATGCATCTGCTGTCATTTTCCAAATGGTAGAACTTTTCGCTCGCTCCGGCTTGTTATGCATATAATAAATAATACTGCCATCCTCTAACACTTCCTCTGATTTGAATACACCAAAAGATTGTGTCATAAGATTTGTTAATTGCCGGACAGCTAAATCGTATGTGCTTAATTGCCTTTGTGTTTGTTTTCGTGCCTTAACAACAGCTTTTGTCATTTCTGAAAATCTTGTTTGACTGTTCTTGAGTGGCGTTTCTGCATCGCATACAATCTTTTCCGTACCTCCAAGATGGAACTCTCTCGTTGATATAAACGTTTGGTAACTGTTCTGTTTTCGGTCTGTAACATATGCAATATCCCCGGCTTCAATAGCTGGATTTGTAAGACATTCTACCTCAAGTGGTCTGAATCTCATGCCACCTATTCGGCTATAAAGATAACTTGCTATAGTCTGTGCCGCTCCCTTTTGGATAAGCACATTTCCAGAAATCTCTACTACATATCCGTCCTTGCCAGCTAACTTCGTTGCCGGTTTATCGGTTTCTGTTTCCTCAAACTCTTCCGTGACTCTGATTCCCGTAATTACTGCATCGTCGGTAGACATTGTAAACGTCTTTGTTGAAAAAATGTGATGGTACGCCTTTTGGTCAACAAATGTTCCGCCGTCCAGTGATGCACCAGAAGAATAATCCTTGAAATTACCACCATCCGCTGTGTCTCCATCCGAATACGGTGTTGTATTTGTTCCAAATGTGCCACCATTCAAGTTGGCATTTTTCTCAAAGACGGACATTTTGTACCAATCAAGTTTCAATCTTCCATACACATCTATTTTTGCCCAGCATCCGGCTAGCTGTGCTACACACGCAACAATATCCCCAAAAGTCAACGCTTCGTCCGTTGGTCTGTTTTGCACAACATAACCTTTGTTTGGTATATCTACTGACAACAACGAAACTCCGCACACAAGACACGCATCTTGCAGTATCTGAAGAAGTGTTGCTGGATATTTTAGTTTGCTCAAACTATATGGCTTATCGAACTTCGTGAAATAGTCCAAACACGAAAGTGAAATTGTTGAACCATCGTAACTCGGTTCATCCACGATAAACACTCCGACTCTGACCTTTTCCAATGTTTTAGATAACTGCAAACCCACATAAGCGACTATGGTAGCATCCGTAAAATCATAATCGCTAAATTTGTCATAAATATTATTCAATGTAACCGTGAGCTTGCTTGTGACTGCGGCACCGATTGTAAATGTATTGCCTGCCGACGTTGCATCTTCAATGCTCATGGAATTTTGCCACACATCTTCCTTTTTCAAATTCAAAACCTTGCCATTCCGTAGCGTGATATCTAAGAATGGAAGGAAATTCCGATTATCATTAAACAGCTCATTTTTAAATTCTGTTGATACATCAAGCAACTTGACCACCTACCTCTCAATAATATCGAAACTAATTTGCGAGTAGATTTTCTTTTTAACAGTCCACATCTTCATTGGTGCTGATCTGTCACCAACGTAAAATTCTCTTGTTTCATCCGTACCGCTCATGGCATCCGGATAAGTGACATTTATGTATTCCGGATTAAATGCCTGCAATATAGCCGCCGCTTCTTCTTTGGTCGGATTATTCCAGCCAAGAGCAATTTTCCTTTTCTGTCCTACTCTATTCTTGTGCATGATCGTGTCCTGTGTTCTGCCGGACGCACTATCTGATACATCCTGCAACCCCCAACTAAAAGAGGACGGTGTTTTTATTGCCGTCCCATTTACCCATATCATTGCCATATAATTAATCACCTACAATTCTTTTAGGTTAGCGACTATCTATCGTAAATAGCCGGGAAATGTCCATATAATAGAGACATCCCATGATATGATGCCTTAAAACTCTGTTACTACATGGTATCTACTATCATATTTTTCTTTTCCTTTCTGTGTCATTCTGTATAAGGTTTCACTATCAACCTTAAATACATTTTCAATTACTGGCGCTTGATTCTGCTGTGAACCACCCATGACTGCCATCATGGCTTGCATAACACCGTCTGCAACTCCGGCAGATACCGCTTCTACAATCTGATCGTTGTTGGCAACAGTTGAACGATTACCAATCTTTCCGACCATTTCGTTAATACCATTCTCACGAGCCATAAACAGCTCGCCTGTCTCAGGGAATCCACCGCCAGCATAAAAGGATATATTTGGTGTTCCGTCAAAACCAAACGTTTTCCATAATTTTGACGCAAATCCATCCTTGTCATATTCAATATGGAATTTTCCAATACTAATTGATGGGAATTTAAGTCCTAAGCCATCCCACCAGCGTTTCATTGCAGTCCATTTTTCCCTTAATCCTCCTAATATGTCTGGGAACTCCGCGGATATCTTTTTTAAACTTGGTTTCTTATCGTTCCACCAAGTACGAGCCGTATTCCACTTTTCTCTTAATTTTTCTTTGATGTTCTGATATGTGGTCTTAACCTCGCTTAATGCTCTTTTGGTTTTCCAGTAATCAATGGCTTTATTCCACTTTTCTCTTAATTTTTCTTTGATGTTCTGATATGTGGTCTTAACCTCGCTTAATGCTCTTTTGGTTTTCCAGTAATCAATGGCTTTATTCCACTTTTCACGGACCTTTTCTTTGATGTTCTGGCATGTGGTCTTAATTTCCTCAAGAGGGTGCTTGCTTTTCCAGTAATCTGTTACACTTGACCACTTCTTTTTTACTTTTTTCTTAAATTCTTCACAAGTTGCTTTTATCTCTTTAAGTGGTTTCTTTTTTTCCCAGAAGTTTACAATTTCATTCCACTTAGTTTCTACTGTGCTTTTGAGTTCCCCAAAGATCTCATCATTCTTTCGCTCCATTTCTTTGGCTTTTTCGTTCCAAGGCTCCCACCAATCATCAATGTCTTGCTTCCATAGTGCCATTGCTTCACTATAGGAGCCATCTTCTATAGAAGAGAGAAATGTATCAAAAAATCCACCGTCTCCAAACCATTTGAAATCCTTATAGTAATCTTTGTCCTTCGGGAAAAGTTTTTCTCCTATTAATTTTCCAAGGTTTTCTCCACTTTCCCATGCTAGCGTAATAGCTGCAACTTTTAGAGAAAGTTTCATCTTTCCAGTCATGGTGTGAGACGCTAAAAATGCTGTGATCGGAGCACCAATAAGATTAGATATTTTATTATTGGAATCAGCTAATTTGAATGTGGCTAATCCAAGTCCCAATCCTATCACTACTTTTCCCAATGTGATTCCTTGCTCTGCAAGTCTTTGTGCAATAAGTCCTCCCAGCTTTCCACCCAGACCACTAAATTTCAATCCCATGAAAAGTGCCACGATAGCGGACTCAATTGGAGCTGTCTCTACAAATCCCGTTATGGTATCTCCAATAGCACTGATTAGACTAAGCGCGAGCTTATCAAGTTTCCATGCAATACTCAAAAAATCTATTTCGCTAATGAATGTTGCAATAGATTGTCCTATCTTTTTCCAATCTGTTTTTCTTAATGCTGTAGTAAGCGCATCTATGAGTCCCTTTGCCCATACATTCAATGTTTCTGCCAATGCTTTGAAATCAAAATCTTTAAAAAAGCGATTAATTCCTGCTGCGATGGATTCTCCTAGATTCGTCCAGTCAAAGGTTTCTCCAAAGGAAAGTGCCGCATAAACAGCTGTATTTAAAGATCCTGCGATTGTGCCACCTACTGCACTAAATAATTCTGGTGTAATCAATCCATTTAGGAACTCTGCAAGTCCTGTACCAAAATTACTTGCAACTTTATATACCTTGTCCCACTGGATGCTTTCTAGGGCATTTGTTATTCCAGTGCTAATGTAAGTTCCAATTCCCTCATAATCGCCACGCTTAAATGCGTCACAAATTCTGTCCGCAATCTCCTGTGCTTTGTTGTCCATGCGAGAAAACGCTTCATCCCACGCTTGTTGATACTCTGCTAATGCTTTCGCTATTTCCTCGTCTAAGATTGGAGAACCGCCCCCTGCATTACTGCCTGTGCTTTTTGAACCACCAGAAGATGAATCCGAATTGTCATTAAGCTGATTAAGCTCATCAAATCCAAGTACTGTATTCTTTAATTTTTTCGCAGCTTTATCTGCATTTTTCAATGCATCTTCGGCATCTTCCGTATTGCCAACAAAGTTCTCAATTCCGCTGTCTGCTCCACCTATAGATGAGTTTATAGATTTAAACTCGATACCCAATAAGCTACCAATCCAGGCAAATAGGCGTTGCAATGCCATTACCATACCGTTGATATACGGTAATACCTTTTCTACAATTGGTAAAAACAGGTTTCCGATTGTTCTTGCTAAATTAGCAAAATTCTGCTGAAGCATTCTCAACTGATTAGATGGAGAATTCATAGTATTTGCCAGATCTCCAAATGCAACCTTAGATTGATCTAACATAGCGAGCAAGCGCAATTGCGCTTTTGTCGCTTGGTTCATTTCAGAAACAGCCGTAGATAATCCGTATTTATATGCATATTCCTGTAATGTTGCATTTGTAATATCAATACCAAAGGCACGAACTGCACGGCTCTGTCCTGCCAATGCAGATGCAAACTTTTCAAAAGACTGTTCAAATGTAGTGTTTCTTAAGGATGCCCAGTCAGTACCAAGCATAGTAAGAGCATTGGAAAAATTCAAAGCACTTTCTTCTGCTACACCGATTGATTCTGACACCTGTGCAAACATTGCCTGATAATTCATTACGGTATTAGGATTCATTCCGAGATTTTTCTTGCCTGTATATGTGGCATTACCATCTGAATCAATTTCGTAACCTGTCATTTTGGCTGTAAGTTGCTTTGCTCTGTCAGAAAATGAATTTTCATAAGATTCCGCTGAGTCATATCCTGCCTGTTGCCAATTTGAAGCTGCATCGTCTCCTAATTTACGCATTGCTACTTCAAAATAGTTTACAGTCTCAAGGAAATTCATTGAGGACTCTACAGATTTCCATGCTCTTTTAAATCCACGAATTATCGGATAAAAATTCGCATAAAATGACCCTGATAATTCAGCAAAACTCTTTAATCCTTTATGAGAGTTTCTAATTGATGATGCAAGTTTGCTAAATGCTCCCGAGAATAATGATGTTTTCTTTTCTGCATCACTACTAGCTGCACCAGAGATTGAACCAGCTCTTGCTCCTTGAGATGACAGGTTTGCAATTGCATTCGTCATCTGAATTAGATTTTCACTAACAACAGGTGCTTTTGATAAAGTGGACATCATTTCATTTAAAGCCTTTGAAATCCTCGGCATATTTTCAATAGCTTTATCAATGTTTTTTCCACCCAATTTAGATATGTTGTTAGCTACGCTTCCTAAATCCTTGGCATTTTGAGAAACAGCACCTAATTTATTCATTCCAGATGCTAAAACACGAATATTCTGTGCGGTCTTTAGCATGTTAGAGGTAGGGATTCCGCTAATTGCTTTTATACCGTTTGCAAGATGCTGGAAGCTATTAGCATTTACGCCAGATAATCCAGCACTCGCCTTTGAAATCTGCTCAATGCCATTCGCAAATCCGGCTAGATTACTTCCGTTTATTTTTCCAATGGATGCACTTACGCCATCCAATTTTTTAATTAATGTGTCAAGTGCTGCAACTGCTTTCGTAGCCTGTGTTTCAATTGCAATATCTAAACGGTCAATCTCTGCTCCCATACTTCCCACCAACTTCCTACAGTTCTCTAAGGTCAGTGACTACCTTTCTACGCGATAGCCAGTTAAAAAGAATAGACGCTGTGACACGCCTACTCCTTATCTTCATCAAATCTTCTGTTAAATTCTTCTATCCAAAGTTTAAACTTTTCTTCTGGCGATAAGGTTTTTTCCTTTTTCGCAAGAGACAGTGGTTTCTTTGGATATTTCGTATGCTTGTTGAAACAGGATGCAATTGCCTGCTGCACATATAAACCATTGTAGTATGCTGATACATCCAATAGTTTTAACTGTTCCTGTTTCTCCTTGATGTAATTATCCTGATACATATACATGTACTTTGGGTTAAGCTCCCAGAATATATCCAATGGAATTTCCATTCGCAGTGCAGCCGGGAGCCATACATCATCAATTAGGCTGGAGAAGGTTACTCTCCGCTCTCCAATGACTTCTGTTCCGTCTTCTGCAATGTAGATTTCTTCGTATTCTTCGGTTTCTCCTCCGCTTTGTCCAGACCGAGGAGCTTCTTGAAAAAACCACTGCTCTGTACCGCTTCTGCATATGCTTTGTAAATATCTTCAAGTGTTCCACCGCCCATAATGTGCTGTTCTACCAAGTAATCCGCCTGTTCAGCATCACAATTTGCCACAACTGCGGTAAATGCCGATACGGCTGTGAAGATATATTTTCTGTCAATTAAACCCTCTACGGGCAGTCCCATTTGCTCCATCCTTCTTGAATGTGCAAAACTTAATTCCGGAACCTGATATGTTTTGTTGTTGATTTTTACTGTTGCCATAAAATTTTCCTCCAATCAATCTTAGCTTGCTTCGCCGACTGAAATCTTTGTGGAAGGTGATACGGAAAGGGTCATCTCACGGATGCCATTTACCTCGCCCTCATTGATGTAAACTGCATGTTGGCCATCCCATGTGGCTACGCCATCTACTCCATCTTTTCCCATCTTCAAACGGTACTTTAATGCTTTTCCTGCTTTTGCTTTTACTGTTGTATAAGCTGCTAAAGTGTAATTTGCTGTAAATTCCATAGCATCCATGGACTGTACACCAGGAACAAAGGTTTGAGATTCATCTTCCAGATCTGTTGTCTCTAACTGATCCGGTGCTCCACCTAATGCCGGGTAAGACTTGATCTTGCATAACTTTGACCATGTCGTTCCATCTTCGCTTACTTCCAAAGTAGTTCCAATCGTGTTTACCGCTTTTTTTTCTGCTTCTGCCATAATATTTTCCTTTCTACCGCTATCTAACGCGGTCAGCGAACACGTCTCGAGTGCGTGTTCGGTGCATAAAAATAAGAGCCATTAGGCTCCTTGGTTTCATTTATCTGCTCCCGACATTTATGTCGGGACCATTTTAATTTGTCTCTTTTATCTCATCTCCATCTGCATAAATGCGTTGAAATCTTGCAACCCACCGGCTTACGTTTGGGTCTGCTGCATTTGCAGCAGGCAACGGACCGGCTTTGCACTGCCAACCATACTTAAGCATAATTTCTTTCGCCTTACTGCAAATCGAATAGCAAGTGTTATCCGCAAGACTTCCGGTTGCATATGCCGATATGGTAATCATTGGTGTCTGCGAACCCTCGTTACCTTCCAAATCATAATTTCCACCGGATATATCACTCAAGGCTACATCGCAATATGGGAAATCTGCTTGCTTTGGAGTAATATACCTCCCGACCTTGCATTTGGGATATTCTTTTTTCATTTTTTTCTCAAAGTGTGTGTAAAATGTATTCCATTCAAATGACATTACTTGAACACCTCCCTCGCAATTTTCACAACTTTCTCTTTTAATTCTTTCCCGGCATTATACATAGGCATCTTCGGAGACGTACCACTTGAATAGTGCCAAACACCCTGTAAATCCATGTACCACCATCCCGGTTCGTTTCCATGCGTACCGTAAGTACCAGTTCCAACACCCGGAATGTTTGCCGGATTCTGTGCCGGAAGTCCAGCACCAAACTCTAGCATGAGTGCCGGAGAGATTTCTTTGCTCTGAATACCGTCTTGATTCTGCCATTGGCTGATAATCTTCTGCAAATCTTCCATGAAAAACATTGCCTTACACCCGGCTTTTTTCGGTGTAATTTCAGAGGATAATCGGATATACTTGCCAAATCCGCTACTGCCGATATGTGTCTGTGCTATCTGAATATCCTCATTGCAAAGTCGCTCACATAGCTTTTCACACTTGGCATCAAGGCTGTTTTGGTATTCACGCAACTCTTTGATTGCTTTGTCGATTTCGGCTACAGATAAGCCGAATGTGATTGTTTTACTCATACCGGCTTCTCAACCTTTTCAAACCTGTTCCTAAATTTTCAAGTGCGACTTTAGCCTGTTGCAATTCAGTAGAAAATTTTCCTGTTTCCAATGGTAGAATACTCGGAACCGGCATATCAAGAATACCTAACTCCGCATACACCTTGAAAATCTTCGGAGACTGGATAGCAAACCAATCAACCATTTCCTCATTCTTCGCCCACGCACTGCCATACTGATTTGAGGAATCGGATAATTCACTCTCATTCAAGAATGCGTGCATGATTTCGTGTCTTAAGGTTCTCTTTCGATATACCTCTTGCTCTTTTTCATCCATGCCAGAGAAATAATTTTCCTCTGACATATCAGCAATCACAATCAGCTTGCTATCTTCTCCGCAATATCCAGCCAGTTTATTTTTCTCCAAATAACTATCCTCTGATACTTTGTGGGTTTCAATCCGATATTCAGTTCCAAGAATATTGATTTTTCTGTTTTCCATATCAACCCTCCGGCAATTCCTTAATCGCAATCACGATTCCATTCAGGCTTTTCGCTGGTGGTGCGGCAACCTCATAGTTGGCGCTATCGCCATTTACAGAACCGTCCTCGTTGTATTGTGGCTCGCAGCCAATCCATAGCCGTGTCAGCTTAGTAATCGGGCAATCCATATCACAAGTAGATATTGTCCGGGAATAGTCAACGCTACTTCCGAACACATCAACCTGCACATCGCCCTTGCCAGCGGAAATGTTGGCATAAAAAAGAACCGGGTCATTATAACCTGGTTCTGTTCCTATCTCGACGGCGATTTTCTCTCCGTCAATCTCTATGTACTTGATATTGCCGTCCTCGTCACGGTCATATACCTTTTTCTCGGCATCGTAGGTGGCGTAATAGAACGGTTGCTTGTTCTTTTTTAATGAACGCATAAAAATATTACCTTTATTTCAATTCAAAATCATTTCATATCTTTTGCTTTCTCTATATATTTTTTCCACTCATTGGTTTCTTCCGTCAGCAAAGCCTCGCATGTATTAACAAATTCGCTTATCCTCGTTTTTTCATCAGAATATTTTCCTTGTTTCATTGAAAAATATCTAGTTTCAATCCATAAGGAGTTACAAGTTGCCCTATATTTAGTCCACTTTTCGTATGCCTGCGTAACATTCACATAGCTCTCTGTCACCGTGATAACGCCCGCTAAAATTGAAACTGCTATAGTACTAGCACTAACCTGTGTTGCTAACGATATAATAGGTATAAGTGCTGACGCAACTATTCGGACAAAGCAACAAGTATAAAATTTCTTCTTATATGCCTCACATTTTGAAAAATAGTATTCGGATATATTGTTAATCCGCTCTATATATTCATCAATGTTCATTCCATCTTTTTCTGTGCCAAAGAAAAACTTATCATCTTTTCCTTTCATTTGCATCACCTCTTGCCATCATTATACGGCAAAAGGAGAATCGCCACAAGCAGATATTACAATTCCACACCTTCCATAACAGCCCTTGCTTCAAGAATCTCCATGTATTTATGCATTGCACTAAGTTGAGCAAAGTACACCATTTTAGAACATGTTGGCTTAAAGTCAAGTTCGTCCTTACACCATCTAATCATCATATCTTTTAACTTCTGATAGCGAATAGCCACCTGCTGATATTCCGCTCTAAAACGCTCCTTGTAATCAGAACTATTCATCATTTCAACTGTATCTTTTAATTCCATAATACCTTTCCCTCCAAAACAAAAATATAGCGCACCGCCCACCACCGCTTAACGTGCACCGCCTGCGACTTTCGTCACGCTCAATCTTCTTTACCGCTTAACCCTGCGGTTGGGAGATATAAGGATCACCTAACCTTTCTTTTAAATACAGTTAGCAAATCCAACCACTCCTTTATAAGCCATGAGATATTCGCTATAACTTCTTGAAATCCCATTCTCTGAATGACTTAACTGATTTTCAGCACCATTTTTTGAGTCAATCTCAATCGCCGCCATAGCAATCTTGGCTTTATTTTTCTCCAAGTCCGCAAGAATCTTATCTTCGTCCCACGAACCCGGATAATTTCTAAGTGTTTCAAACGCTTCAATGGCAAGGCTTACTGTCAGACCGGAAACACTGATTTCTGCGTCATATTCAGTTATCATCGACTTAATATCTTCTCTGAATTGTTCCATCGGAGTGAGTGTTACCTCATCATCCCTTGGCTTTTCTTCAATATCAGCCATCCTGCCACCTCATTTCATTTACAGACCAAGTTTTTCAATAATCTGTTCTTTCAACATCTTCCCTGTAGATTCCTCTGTTACTTCCAGCCCTAAGGATTTTCCCAATTCCTTAAGATCAGCCGTATTCATTCTGGCAATCTCCGAACGCGAATACTGCTTATTTTCTTCCTTTGGCGTTTCCTCAACTGACTGTTCCGGCACAGGTGCGGTGGATTGCTCCACCACTTTTCTGTACCCGCATGATTCCATGACACGAGCCATGCCATCATGTACCACCATGGTTACGCCGTCTTTTTCATAGCTAACCATCTACAATCAACTCCTTTTAGGTATCAAGTGTTACAGCCTGCGTAGCTGTCTTAGTTACACCGTTCTCGGTGTAGCTTACGGTTACGTTGCCTGCTTTGGTGATAGTTTCCGGGGTATAGGTAACATGCTTAGTTACATCCTGTGTTGTGGAAGAACCGTATGTAGCGGTTACAACCATTCCAGTCGGGTCAAACTTCTCGCCGGACTTATAAGCTGTCTTAGTTGGTGCTGTTGTGATTGCAATGGATGCTAATGTTTCTGTTGCATGGACACCGATAGCATCCAGCTTCTCATTTAAGCAGAAAGCATCATATCTGATACGTCCCTCTACTAACCAACCGGAAATACCAGGAGCATCTGTATGAATCTTGTACTCGGTCAGCTTGATTGGTGCGACACAAACGATTGGATTTGTGATAATGAAATCAACATTTGCCGGGAAATAAGATGCAGGTGCCTTGATAATAGGCACTCCATCAACCTCACCAACCGCACCGTTAATAGCAATTTGGGTTGCCATATCGCCTTTCTTTGTGAAAGCATCATCCAATTTGATGTTCTTGTAGTAAGAAGAACGGCAAATACAGATACGACCGCCGGCCGGAACCTTTGCATCATCCAGCTTCTCCTGTACAGATAAGAAATTCTCATATGCATTAGTCTTTGTGGTTGCTCCGGTAACAATGTTTGCCACCTTTGCAGATGCTGCAATCTTATGAATACGATAAATATCCACCTCTGGAATAACAACCTCTGCAATCTGTCTTGCAAGAGCTTTTCCAGCTTCCATTGTCATCTGTGCATCGTCATAAGATTTGCGGTCAATGGTGAATGTAAATGATCTGTCCTGTGTCAGCTTCATTTCCTGTACGGAATTGCCTAACTCGTCCGGGTTACCATAACGATTTGAACCGCTTGTCTTGTAATCATTCATCCCAACTGTAGGAATGGAATATACGTTTACTGTCTCAACGCCAATGAAATCATAAGCATTGTTGGTTAATGCTCCGGTCAGAGAACCAAGCGAAAAACGCTCGTCCACCTGTGGGGCATATTTGCTTGCATAATTTACTACTGCCATTTTTCTACCTCATTTCTTTCTTAAAATTTTTATGAATTGAATCCCTGCAAGAATGGGTCATCTTTTGACCCCTCTCCTGCACCGGTTGTAATCTCCGGTCTGTTTTTGTACCACTCTGCTTCCTTTGCTTTCACAATGGCTTCCTGTGCCTGCGACTGAACTAGAAACAGTGTGTCTGTATCGCCATCAAACTGTGCTTCTGCAGCTTTCTGCGCCAATTCCTGTGAGTAACCAAGCGATAAGAAATTCTTCTCAAACTTTGAAACAGCACTCTCTCTACGAAGCCGATTAAGTTCAGCATCTTTCTCCGCCTCTCTGTCAGCTTTTTCCTGTGCCAGCTTTTCAGCATCACTAAGAGTTGCGTTATACTTCTTTTTCCAATTAGAAGCGTCCGTAGCTGCATCTTCCTGTGCCTTTTTCAGCTTTGCGTTTTCAATACGCATCTGCTGTAACTGTTCTTCAAGACTCGGCTGTGGATCGCCATTTTTCGGTTCGTCTTTCGGCTCGTCCTTTGGCGGCTCTGGTGCCGGCGGCTTTGGTTCATCCTTTGACGGCTCTGGTGCCGGTACCGGTTCTGCAAAATGCTGCAAATTCATTTTCAAAAGTTCTTTCTTTTCCATCTTTGTTACCTCAACTTTCTGCGATTGATTATCCTCGTTTCCCTACGAGCGTTTACTTTGCGATTTTTCCGTTTTCCCTAACGTTTTTATTGTTGCGAAATTTGTACTGCACTTTCCCTAGTGCATATAAAAAGCACCCGCATTTCTGTGAGTGCTGATTAACTGGTTTTCTTTGTATGGTGTATTGGTTCGGTAAGTGCTCTGTCCACTTCCCATCCGTGGTGAATTCTCATTTTTACTGTTTGATAATTCATTCCTAATTCGAGGCACAAATCTTTTAAGATTTTTCTTTCCCCATTCCATAAAATCGCTATATTGTTGCGTTTATTGCCGTTCTGCTCTTTATAAGTTATCCAACGGCAATTTGAAGGCTCGTAATTTCCGTCATTATTGATTCTGTCTATCGTCAAATCGTCACTATAACCATTTTCCATAGACCACTTGTAAAAATTCTCAAATCCGTGCTCGCCCAGCCATTCATCGCAAATTGTGATTCCTCTGCCGCCATAGTTCGAGTAGGCATGCTCATTATCATTCAAACACCGTTTCTTTATGCCGGCATATATATTGTAAATACGCGTATTGCTACAATTATGTGTTGTTGAACGCTTTATCAATTCTTCTTTCCTTAAACATCCGCAAGATTTTGTGTGTCCAGAAACAAGTGCCCTTTGGTAAACAATTTTTCTAGTTCCGCACTTACATTCGCAAAGCCATCGTCTTGCACCATATCTGGTTCTTTCAGCTTCACAAATAACTTCTAGTCTTTCAAATTGCATCCCTGTTAAGTCCATTAATTCAACCATGTTAAATTACCGCCTTTTTGTAATCTGCCTTATTAAAAATGCCAAGGAAGCATCTAAGGCTTGATGCTTTCACCCCGTCGGGCTATCCTTGGCATAATTTATTTATAAATCTTTCAAAGGACTGTTCTTAATTTGGTCTGAAGAATCCTGCATAATCCTTTTCACATCAGGGTTTACATTTGCTTTTAATTCCTTATCTGCGTCTCGTTGCCCCATATTATTGTTTCCGTTTGACACGTTGGTAGTTTTTTTACTTTCAAGTAATGTCTTCTGATATTCCAGCATCTTAGGAACTGAATCTTCGACAGCTTCAGCAAGATTTGGAAAGAAATCAATCGCTTCCATTGCCACGCGCGGGTGTACCATGTTTTGAATCATCGTTGCCAATGAATTAATTTTTGTCGCCATATCGTAGCTTTTTTGCCGGATTGGTCGAATCTCAATGTCGCTGTTCTTCAAATCCAACAATGGACTGTCCGGCTCCGTGCTTGGAGATTTTTTAATTGCAATCAACGCAAGTCGGTTTCTTTCCTTGAATCCACGTTTGATGATTGCCGCCTGCTTGCACGCAACGGCTTCTGTTGCAGTCCAGCCAGAAGAAAGACTTGTAGCTCCGGTTGTAGAACCACCGCTTTGTTCTGTCTGCTTTGGTGTGAATGTTCTTTCAAGGATTCCATCATGCTTCGCTTGGATATTGGATAACACCCCGGCATAATCATAATTAAGAACAAGCCCTTTGATGTTCGGCTGTTTCCCGGAACCATTGGTTTTCGTTAAAATCCATTGTCCTGCTTGCGGTCCTTTTACTTTTCCGTCATCGTCTTTATCAAGTTCAATGTCATTACCCCACCAATTTGCCTGTGTAGTCTGTGCTACGTCATTGCACAAATCAGATTCTAAAATATTCAAAGCGTTTAATTCATCAAGCTGACGTTCAAACACGCCTGTACGGTCTGTAGCACGCTCAAACTCAACAATATTCACTCGCCCAAATGGATTGATTGGAATCTCTAATTTATTCAGTTTCATTCCGTCTTTTTTCTTAGTATCGTTGATGATTTCTACCATGTCGCGGATTTCATAAATTGCATCATCAGTCACACAGGTAAAAATTCTCGAACCGTTTTCGTCCTCTGAATACGAAACACCCATCATTGGTCGCTCATAGGCATCGGAAGAATAAACAACAAAGGAATACAACGGATTCAGCGTCACAAGGTCAAATACCGCATCTTCATCGTCCGGGTTTCTCTTTATATCAATAAGCTGACAGCAGGTGCCGCACACTTCCAGATAATAAGCAAGCAACTGGTCTTTGCTCTCCATGTCCTCGGCATCGTACATTTCATTGAGAAGCGTGATTGCCGAATCGTTATCCGTTGGATTGCTGTTTTTCGGGTGTTTATCCGACTTCTGAACGAAAGCCATATGATTTCCCCAAAAGTATCCAAGCCAAAATTCCGTGATCTGGTGCGCAAGATTTGAAATTGACTTAATATCAATGTCTTTTCTTACTTTCTTCTCACGCATAAGTGACTGATCGCCTTTTTCAAAATTGATGAGGTATCTGATCTGTGTGCGGTTCTGCTCATGCTTAATCATGGCGCGTGAAAGAACATCAATAACATTGTCCGCTGTGATTTTCTTTACATCTGTATAAATTTTGATTCTTCCTCGAAATTCAATGTTGCGTTCCTTTTCGCTCACAGTCTCACCTCAATTCATTGCGTAGAAAAAGCCACTGGCTTTTACACCAATGGCTCATTTCTCATTTTCCGATGATACAATCATATCATCAAAGTATGTCCCTTTTTTCCGCATTTCACATTTTCTTATTCTGATCGAGCAGATAAAAGAAATATCTGCGCATCTCATAAAATGCCGATTTTCCGATTGGCATACCCTCACAGGCAATCAGATATGTAACCGGGACCTCATAGCATACAGACTTGATGATGTATTGACTCAAATCCTCTCCCGCCTGCTCTGCAGTTTCTTCAATCAACCGGCATTTTTCTTCCAATCCTGTTCGCTTAATTGCCAAATTTCCGGTAGCATCTGAATTGCTGTGATAAATTGGCATGTCCGTTATTTCAATGCTTTTTACTGTATCGTTGCTGTATTTTAGCTGATTTTTCCATTCCGGGTACTGCTCACAGAATCCACACAATTCTTTGTACCGCTTGCCGGAAATTCCATATTTTTCAAGATTCAAATTTCTTTTATTCAAAATATCACTCCTTTACCCTGTTGGACTATCTATAATTTCCGTTTTTGTCATGCCGCCATCAAGTAATTGCAATAATTGCACCAATCCATCCGGGGCATCATCGTGTTCATTTTTTCCAAGCTGTGTAAACATTCCTAATTCTTCCATAGCATCTTTATATTCTGGCGGTTGCAGTTCTGGTTTTAAGAACACAAATCTCCGCTTTACGTCCGGGGCATATTGAATAATCTTCGCCATTTTGCCAATCTGGTTACTTGCTTTCGCCCATGTAATATTGGTTTTGAATCCTTGATCTCGTAGCATAGTATCAATAGATTCTGCATATTCGTCCCCGCCATTGTTCGCTTCAAATTTCTCCATGTTTGGTTTGTGTTGTAGCGTCTTTGCCACGACCAGAGGTTTCGTAACGTATTTATCTCCTTTATTGAAAATCCAATCTGGAATATATATAAGTCCATCACTTGCACTTCCAAACAATTTACCGAATGGCATTGATAAGCTATCTCCACCGCCCCATGCAACGTCACACGCTGCTGCAGTAACACAATCTCCGTCTGGAAGAACTCCGTTGTAATAATTTAATTCGTCCAATGGGAGAAGCAATCCCTCTCGAATAAATGGCATCTGCTGATACTTAGCCATCCATTCATTGCGGTCTAGCCTATCACGCATCTTGTGATAGTATTCTGTTGAGAATCCAACGCCATAATCGTATTGGAAATTGGATTCGTCGTTTTCATTCAATGCCGGTATCTTCCGGAACCGGTACTTCGGATTATTCTTGTTTTCCGCTTCAACCCGTCCCAATGGATCCAAGACATTCCAACGGGTACCGACCATCAGCTCTTTAGAACCGTCATTTTTACGATCAACCAATACGTTCAAATAGTCCTGATATCGGTTTTCCAGTCGGATAGGGCTTAACGATTCGGTACGATCACGAACCATATCATCAACGTACAGATACCCATCTGAACTAATATCGACCGCACCAGTCCATGTTCCATCAATACCTCGGCAAGTCAGCGTTGCAAATGCTTCTGTCGGAGAATAATACAACTCATTCTTTTCAGACGATTTATTTGCAAGGTTGATTTCCGGGAATATTTCTTTGAACGTGTATTCCTCGTTTTCCGTGAGCTTAAACACATCCCGGTAAAATCTATCAGCAAGGATTCCAGAGTGCCCTGACATGGCGTTGTGGCTCTCCGGATGCCGTCCTATAACCCAAGCAAGAAAGAAGATACAAAGAGTGCTCTTACCCACTCGCGGTGGAAGTGAAATACCCAAAAATTCAAGCAATCCATCTTCCAAGTCCTGTAAATCTTGAACTACGATTCCAAGAGTTTTCTTTCTCGGCTCATAGAATCGCTTTTCCGGTCTGCGGTTCTTCTCCATGTAGAAAAGGAATGATTCAAAATGATATGGTGCTTCCGCTTTCAAAGTTTTCCAGTACAAATCGTCCATCTGTAGCACTTCAATACTGTTTTGAATCGCCCAAGTGCAGCAATCTTTGATGTACGAAGTGACTTTCAACGCCCATTCCGTGTCATTTTCCTTTTCAAACGCCGTTTTCGCCACGTCCAACAGGTCAAATAACGTCCGATATTCAATCCCATGCTGTTTTATGTAATTTTTAATATCATCAGCGGTTGACCGCGTTTGTTCTGAAACCAAAAAAGAGAGCCCTCCTCCTCGTAATTTTGGAAATTCGGCTCTCTGCGTAGGCACTCTACGGCTGGTGCTCTTAAATATTTAGTTTTCTACTACGTCCAATTAAAATATGCCCTTACACCACATACAGGGCATTTAATACTGTAACTGCCAAGACCATCATGTATTACACCTAGTTGATCTGTTACATCACATTCGCTTTTCTCGAATTCAAATATCGAACCGCATTTATCGCAAGTTTTTCTTTTGATTGGTATTATTGGTTCGTGTCGCTCTATAATCTTCATAGCTCATTTCACTCCGATTCTATTGATTTCCCCACATTTCGGGCATTTGATTTCAGCCTGTCCGTTGAATTTGCCTAACAGACGGTTGCAACGACTACAACGATGTTCAGATAATTGGTGTAACTTTTTCCATTCATCAACCACTTGTATAATAAATCGCTTTCCACAACTTCTTGATGCCTGTACAAGAACAACGTCATTGCCCTTAGTACATTCTTCCTCATATTTCCGAAGCAGTTCTTTTTGCAAATCAGAAAGCGGAAATGGAGCAATTCTTTCTGCAAACTCAACAAACGACATTTCGTGTGCTTTATCAGTAAAGTAACTTTTCAAAATATCAGCAGTTTTCTTTGAATCTGCCATAATCACAGGTTCATCTTCTAACTGCGAACATTCGATTTTCTCATTACTCCCAACACTTATAGGCGCTACCTGTCTAAATGCGTCACGCTCTATTGATTCAATTACTTCTGCCATGCTCATATTAAAACTCCTCTAATACTCTATAAGCTCATTTCCACTTTCTGCCGGGTAAACCTTTGTGATTGTGTTGCATGAATTTTCTTCATATTCAAGCGTGAGTGCAGCTTCTTTTAATCCCTTGGTGAGTTTACTTGAAAGATGAAATATCCTTACATAACGGACAATCCGCCTACTTCCATACCGCATATCCGTTATTTTATTTCGCACATACGCTCCGTTTACATGCTCACCTGTTTCTCTGATAATGCCGCTAAATTGAACAAATTCGGAATCTGGCTCTAGCCCCCCTCTTACTTGCCGGTTTGTCATTTCATAGACATGCTTCCCGATATTAACGATCATTCTTCCACCAACTTTCTGCCGCACATAGGGCAATAATTTATTTCAAACTGTCCTTCTCCATATTCATCACCGCTATTATCAAAATGCAAGCTGTAAATTCCATACATTTTTTCTATTCTCGCATTTCCATATGTATAGCCGTTTTCAATTTTTCTTGCTTTTCCATCGCAAAATTCACACATACTCAACACCTGTCCCTACACCTGTGATATACAACCTTGTTATTGAAATTCGGTCTGTATTTCTTGCCAATCGAACGAATAAAAGGGTATTTCGGTCTTTCATCATGCTCAAATTCTTGCAATTCTTCAATGTAAGGCTTGATTGTATCTGCAAAATCTTTAAGCATATCAAATACCCTATTCATTTTCTCTTGTATAAACAGTATTATCGCTTTCCATGTGTCAATTATTCTTTTGGTATATTCGAAAAGTACTTCTCCCAACTTCCGATACCACAATTTGAACTCAACAACCATGAATCCCTGCGATTCAATCACGTTCTTCTGTTCATTTGTTACATTCAGAATCATACCCATACCTCATTTTTGCGTAAAAAATACCAACCATCGAATATTGACGGTTGGTTATTATGTTTTATCTACATTTGCTATTTCAAAATGGGATATCCTATCAAAGTATATCAGCACTTTTTCTTTGTCATCCTCTGAATAATCTGCAAGTTTTTTCTTTCTTCCATCATCCTTCAAAAGATATTTCCTGTATTTACTCAAGCAAAAAAATTTAGTTCTGCTTTCTTCCAGCTCTTTTTCTGTTAACGAACCTTCGTACATTATGTTACTATCTTTCATATAAACATAAATCCAAATAGTGTCGTTATACTTCTTCTGGATTGCTTCAATTTCATTTTTAGCAAACGACGTATTTATTTTTAATACACTTTTTATTTTCTTCATGTATTCATCAAATTTCTCACTTTTTTCAAGCAAGTTTACCATACATGGAACTGTAATAGAAAATATTATTAACAAAATATTGAATAGCACACCATTAACATCATTTATAATGTTAATAAATGGAATATGATCTGCTAATCCAAACACCCACTTAATAATCACAACATAAAAATAGCTAATAGCAATACTTTTCAATAATTTTCCTGTTGTATCGTCTAACGTAAGTGAATGAAAGTAATAATACAAATACATCGTTATATAGCCAGGATAGATATAGCATATATATTTTGGTATTTCATTAATTATTTGAATGATATCATCTGGATCCACTATCTCTCCTCTGGTGGGTTTTTAGTAGAATCTGTTTCCTCCACCCTCTCGTTAATATGTCCGTAGTCCCTGCGTTCTCCTTGTTCGTGAATGGAGCGCTGTTGATTATCATTTCTTTGGTTCTTATTGTTATTATTCTTTTGATTATTGCACATAATGATTCTCCTCTGTTTGATGATAATTTATTATATCACTTTCGCCCAGCTTATTCAATGCTATCAACCGCCAATATTCAATTATCAATGTTCAAAATAGTTGCCGCAGGAGTTGAACCTGCCCGACCCAAACAAGGCTCGACCATTTTTGAATCTGCAAATTCTACTCATGGAAGTGTTTTTCGTTGACCGATAATGAGCAACTACTATCCATACAGACAACCTTATAACCCATATTTGCAGTTCTGGTAATTACAAGTTATCCAAAGATAAACGCCGTACACAGGATTCGAACCTGCAAGCCTTTTACAGCCAACGGTTTTCAAGACCGCTCCCTCACCACCCGGACATACGGCAAATATGACAGTGTAGTGGAACTGCCATATCTGAAATTGCTTTTGCCACTACTTTGTACAATTTCATGCGGACTTTCTACCGCTTACGGCAAGGTTCACCCCTGTCGTAAGTTAACGCAGTGTGTAGGATTCGAACCTACAAGGCGAATAAGCGCCTGACCGGATAGCAACCGGCTCCAATTCCAATTATGGGAACACTGCATGACGGGAGTTTTTCACTTGGTTTAGCTCCCCTCGTCCAAGGATCTTTTAGTCAGCCGCAAGCGGCTCCATCCAGTTCCCTGTGCTAAGTTTAACCGGTATATTGATTAGCACCTACATTTCTGTGATAAACGTACTCGGAGTGTACTGGCAACATCGCCAATGGAAAGTGCCGGAATCGAACCAACATCACGGATTATTGGTGCACATCACCGTAATTGCTCCACGCGATATACCTTTCCATAATCGTCAACGAACTTTCATCGTCCTGTTTTCACGCTTTTTAAATCGACAACGCTTCCATCACAAGAAGAATTTCATTTGCTATACCAAAATTCGTCAACCTTGTCACACAAATGCTATTCTGCAACGCATTGGGATTGCAGGAATCGAACCCGCGACAACCCGGATATAAGCCGTGTCTTCTACCACTGAATTAAATCCCAATAACCGCCATCAGACGGTTAGCAATAATGTTTTTCGTGCCATGCATTGCACTATCCGGTTTACAGCATTTCACCGGCAACTCATTTTTAGCCAAAACATAAACCGCCTACATTCAAACAGAAAAATTTTGGCTGAATAGGTGGGTGAGGATTTGCACCTCACATGAGCCAGCTACCTAAGCTGGATTACGGGTACACTGTTTCAGCATTTGACCGCACGGGTTACCTGGTTTAACTCCGAAACTCAACCGACAATTTAATGCCCTAAAGCGTCTACCTATTCCGCCACCACCTATCTGTTTAGGGGGGATTACATTTTCACGGTTCGGGCACCGTGGGATAGATGTCCGAACTATGGCTTTGAACTGCAACACACGACTTTGCATGTGCCGGCTTACGTTCCTACCGCTTTCCGCGGTGATTACCACCGGACCGTCTCGCACAGTCCTTGACAGAATCGTCCTAGTGGCTGAAAGGAGGGGCAAAATGAAACATTCAAGTTTCAAACATAGCCCTATGAAACGTCCGTGTAAAATTTTCTACACGAAATTAGGCTAGCAGGATTCGAACCTGCGAATACTGGAATCAAAATCCAGTGCCTTACCGCTTGGCGATAGCCCAATGTTGTATTCGTCCGCAAACGTAATTCAAAGCCTAACGCCGATAGATCAATTATTCAGCCGAGAACTATCGCTTGCGGACTTAAGCTATACCGGATGCTCCGATTTCTCACTCTGGTGTTCGGCGTCACTATCCAGATTAAGAAAATCTCCCGAATGTTCTGGGGCTTTTGTCTTGATTCTATGTGTTCTTCCTAACACGCTTAAAATTGGTGGCAAGAAGTAGGTACCAAATATTGGATCATATACAAACATTGCATCATCTCCACATGAGGAAAATATTTATAATTAGCAACATAATCGTGCTTCCAAATCCTATTGCTGTCGGCTTATCCTTTGCTGTTTTTCCAAACGTAAAAAATAACAAAATAAGCAAAATATCAAGCGTTGTTATAACTGTTTTTATAATTTCCATTGGTTCACTCCTCTGGCATATAATACAAATTTATTTCACCGATTAACCTATGTATTTCCTTAAACACTTCTGTAGCTCGCTCATCTGATTCATACTGTCCGATTGGAATATTGTCTTTCCCAATTCTTGCATAGATGATGTTGTACTGTCGCCCAAATACCGTATTGTCGAAGTTGAATGAAAAATCTCTATTTTGTGAAACTACTCTCACTTTCTTATGCTCCTATCTATCGCTAAATCTATGTTTGTTTTTGAACTCTTCCATCTCATTCACACTCATACCAAAAATCCCGGCAGATGCATCAGAGTCCGTATGTTTGAAATATTCGCCCTGCTGCGGAAACATGAACCGGAACATGGCATAATTCGCAACATCACACAGGTATTCAAGGTTCCCGGTCTCTTCAAACTTGGCAAGATTCATTTTCAAACTTTCGATTGCATCCACATTTCCGGTTGCAAAGTTCATCCTTGCTGGTCCGTATTTGTAATACGACTGCTCAACCAATCCCTTGCGCTTTTCGTCAAAAACTGTGGAATATTCGGTTTTCATCAATGCATTGTTCACTTCTGCCTTCTCCGTTTCCGCTCCCAACAATCACAGGTATGATCGTACTCTGTAAAATCGGCAACATACTCACTTTCATTGTTTACGCAGACATAGCCATCTACTTTATCATATGAACCGTATTCACAGGTGCCGCAGCACTGTTTGCAATCAGCCATTATATATCACCCTCCTTGCGGTGTAAATCCTTGTCAACATTAAACCCATCCGGGAATCTTGCCTTTAATTTATCAATGTTCGTCTGCATAACATCATCCATTTCAAAGCCAAGTGCGGTACACGCTTCTGCAATCATCCACAGGCAATCACCAAGCTCTTTCTTGATATGCTGATTGTCAAACTCATGCCCCTGGTACTCTTTCTGCAAAATTCCAGACACTTCTCCAGCTTCGGATGCAAGCCCGAATACTGCGTGTCTAAGCATGTCCTTTTTGCGGTCATACGGAATACTGCAAGTTCTCATTGCTAATTTCTGGTACTCATTTCCTCTCATATGTCATTCATCCTTTCATTCTTCAATCCCAATCAAACGATTCAGCATCAATGCTGCAGCCTCTTTGAAATCCTCTTCTCCAAGGTCAAGATCATTTCCGTTTTTATCCCTTGAATCCCAAAACTTATCGTCCAAGGCGCTTAACATGCTTTCCCAGAAAATGTGATACAGTCCGCCGCGGGTCATTAACTCATTTCGTAAAACTACAGATGCCTGCTGAATCGTCTCTGGTGTAAATTTGAATCTAATGTCACCGCTCATATCAATGTCCGGCAGCCCCATGGTTTCAAAAGTGAAATGTGGGACCTCATCCACCGCAACACGAAAATCAACGCTTTTAACACGTTCAATCTTCTTACCGTCTATATAATACTCAGTTCCAATCCAACCTTCATTTGGATTTACAACTTTGACCCTTGAACACCCCATACATATACACCGCCTTTTTGTTAAATTTTATTTTTGAAAATCGTTATCGAATGTAACTCTTTGAATTTTATCTGATGTGAAAATTGAATTATTTTGAATATCTGCAAGCCAAGTAGATAAATGGAATGAAAAATAAAACCATTATATCATCTACAATCCTTGGTTGAACTTCTCCGTAAGCTATGTATTCCAGCATCTGCCATATACCACAGAGAAGAATCACTGTTATTCCGGTTTGAATTATTGCTTTAAGTTTTCTTTTCATGCGGTTAGTCCTTTCTGTGAGAGATGGTCTTTTTGTTAAATTTCAACTTACGGGGCTCAGTTGCCGCCCGTGGTGTGTTTCCACCAGACCCCGCCCCCGTCCCAAGCCGTAGCTCTTAAAGCACATTACTTCGCCTGCGTTATGTTTTTTCAAGTTCGCATTTGTACAATTTTGCGAACAAAGCCGAGTTTATCGGCTTTTATCTGTCGCACGTCATAAAATCATTGTGCAATTTGACGGAAGAGCACTAGAAATCAGCTGATGGAAGCTCTAACTTCGCATCTTCCTGCTGAATAACGCCCTTGTATCTCTCTTGAATTTCTTCGATGCTCTGCGTCTGCTCCCCGCCCTGGCGGTTAGTGCCCGGCATATTCCAGTTGTGCCGCCTGTTTAAAGCCGGAAGTACTTTCATCGGATTAAGACCGCCGCTTATAAGTTTATCGCTTAAAGATTCCTCGTTGTTTTCAATCAGTTTTTTGTACAGGTCGGAACACGATGAACCGAGCCGCGTCTCTTCCTTGCCCCATGAATATATAGTGTCTTTATGTATTCCAGTTAAAAAACAGAATCCATTAATACTAATTTCTTTGTCGTACTCATAACATAACTCAATATATATATCACATATATTATTTATTAACTCATCGTTATAAGTATCTCTATCTGGTCCTTTTAAATTATCCCTATGCTCTTTAAATATATTTTTATATATATAAATTAAAGCCGCATTCCATCTACTTTGTGGTTCTCTTGACATATCCTCAATATTTTTCTCAAGTATATACTGGTCAAGGTATTCAGATATTTTATTTTCATAGACTTCAACATCATTTTCTAACTTCACTGTGTTATTATTCATGAATTAAATACCTCCTTTCTCCAGTATTTGAGTAATTAAAAAACAGCCAAGCACAGTTATATAAACTGTACCGGCTGCATGAAGTCCGTTCTTGTTCGGGACCTGCTCCAGCTTTGGAGATGTTGCCCGAATGCAATTTTTATTTTATGTGAATTATAATATTATTATTTTTTTTATCTGTCAAGGATAAATTTTTATTATTTTTTATCGCATAATATATATAAATATAAATTAAATATATATCCCTTGATTAATATATAAGATTTTAAACTCTTATAATTAAAATTTAAGAGAGAGATATATACTCTACTCTACTCTCTTCTCGGTTACCATGTGGTATACCAAAATGTAACCAGTTTGTAACCGTAAAAAAGACGGCTGTCTTTTAAGCCGTCTAATTCATCAGTCCCAATTAATATCGTTATGTGATATTAAATCATCATGATCCGCTCTTGCTTCCGCAATTGCTTCCAGTTCATCCGGTTCTGGTTTATCCTCTGGGATAAATTTAATAACAACCCTGTAAAGTGTTTCTATATCTTCATCAGGTACTAAATCAATTATATTTTTTAACGCTTCTTTCCTCAATTTTAACACCTCCTAAATTCTTTTATATGCCTGACCTCTTGGAAGGATATTATTTATAATTATCTTGTCTTCCTCGATTGAAAATAATATTCTAAGATCTCCAACCCTTAAGCGAAAATCATTTTCTAACCCTGCTAACTTTTTCACATCTCCAAGCGGCAATTTTTCTATCGCAATTTTCAGCCTTTGCTTGGTAGCTCTGTCGCATGAATTGATATATTTTACAGCTTTTTTCCTGTATTCAATTTGCATATCTGGTATCTCCTTTTTTTTGATACCATCATTATATTATAAGTGCGTTATTACGTCAATACATATAAGTGTGTTATTTTAAGATTTTTTCTAATTCGTCCAGTTTAGACAAGACCGTATCACGGATAAAAGCCGAATTTGATTTATTTAATTGAAGCGATTCGATCCGCTCCTTTGTTCCTTTTGGAAATGTTAAATTTAATCTGTAGTTATTTTTTTCATAAGTTCTAACAGCTTTTCGCTGCGCTTCTGTTGTTTTCAGTTCATTTTCCAAAGTGCCACACCTCCTATATAATATGATGCAATTTTATCATAAGTGCGTTATAAAGTCAATTAAGTTAAGTGCGTTATATATATTTTACAAATAATATGTTGATATAAGTGCGTTATTTTGTATGATTTGTACATTGCATAAGTGCGTTATATCTGTTATTATAATCTCAACAGGAAAACAAGAAACGGAGGTAAGCAAGATGACTGATAAAAAAATAAAGGATTTTACAAAAGGAATTGAAGAGATTGCAAAACTTCATCCAGCAGATCAGGAAAAAGTTTTTCAAATGGTTGCCGATCGAAACGGTGCCGCCGCTGCTGGATACATTGAAAAGAAAGTAAATGATTATGAAACAGCAAGAAACATGTTAAAAAAATTCTTTAAATAACGGGAGCTATCTATATTGGTGGATCTATAGTTTATGAGGATGAAAACCGTGTGTATATAAAATTTTAGCCGAAACGCTCCGCCCTGGAGCGTCAGCCGCGGGATGGTCTCCCGGCTCTGATGATGGCAGACCAGACGAAGAAAGGAGAGGTTTGAAATATGAGAAAAAAGATATTTAACAGCTGCACCTGGGCGGTTGCTTACAAAATCGAAAAAGACACACAGGATGATAAAAAGACAGGCGTCAGAGTTTCCGCCGTTTTCTCACACCCAAGCAACGCGGAAGATTTTATAAATCATTGCTTGCCGAAAGAAACAAAGGACAGATTTTTTATAATCGACCTTGACGAGCTGGAGAACTGCGAAGATGCCGACAAAATACAGAAAGTAACCGGGTTATATGCTAAGGTAATTTGAGCACCCGGGGGGGTATCAAAATCGTTTACCTATATTTTTGAAAATTGAAAGGATGGTTGATTTTATGGCTACAATTAAATTACAGGGAATTTATGAAAGAAAAACCGCAATACCTGCGGCAGAATTAAAACCGGGCATGGTTACAATCTGGAACTTTGAATTTACTGAGACAGTAAAGAGCGTTGTGCCTACCAAGAGCGGGAAAAGTGTTAAATGCGTCATTATTTCCGATGAAAGCGGCAAAGAATACACGCGGACAATGCGAAAAGATAGACTTGTAGCTGTTGCAATTTAAGCAAGTAAGACAGGCTTTTCCCGGGGTTCAACTCCCCGGCTTACTTTTACCCTTGGAACGGGGAAAATTGAAAATATGGAGGTTTTGGAAAATGACAAAGATTGAAAAAATGCAGAAAGATGGATACCCGAAAATCATAAAAGGAAACGGAGGTTTTAGAGCGTATTTGAAAGATATGCAACCTCTAGGCGGTGGTGATTATATGGCTATATATCGTTATCCCGGCGGGGAATGCTGCCATAGTCTGAAAGAAATTCAAAAATGCTTTGAAATCATTGAACAATAGCCGCCGCAGAGGATGCACGCCGGATCACTACCGGCGGCGGTTTTATACCAAAAAGAAAGGAGCTGAATAC